GATCAAGATCAAACTGAAAAAGATGAAGAAGTCTTTGAAAGTAATCATTATTCTAATTTAGCAGAAGAATTAGACGAAACAGAAGTTGGTCTTTTAGGTAAAGAATTAACTAGAGCTTATGAAGATGATAAAAGTTCTAGAAAAAACTGGGAAGACCAATATTCTAAAGGTTTAAGAATGTTAGGAGTAATTGTCGAAGATAGACAGGATCCATTCCCGGGAGCTTCTGGTGTTCATCACCCATTACTTGCTGAAGCAGCAACACAGTTTCAAGCAAGAGCTATTGCAGAAATGTTTCCACCAGGTGGCCCTGTTAAAACTCAAATTATTGGAAAAGTTACTGATAAAAAATTAGAACAAGCTCAAAGAGTTCAAGACTTTATGAACTTTCAAGTTACTCAAGAAATTCCTGATTACTTTAATGAACTAGATCAAATGTTATTTTATTTAGCTCTTGCAGGAAGTGCATTTAAAAAAGTTTATTTTGATAATACATTAGATAGGATTTGTTCTAAATTTGTACCAGCAGAAGATTTTGTAATTTCTATGGAAAATACAGATTTAGAAACTGCTGAAAGATATACACAAATAATGAAACTAACAAGAAATGATATTAGAAAATATCAAATATCAGGTGTCTACAGAGATATACCTTTAACTAAATCAGAAGCTGGCGGATCAGGAAGTAATAACGATGGAGATATGGTTGAACAAACTATACAAAGATTAGAAGGAATGTCTCCTAGTATGGCAGATAAAATTCATACTGTATTAGAAGTTCATACTAATTTAGATTTAGGTGAAGATAAAAATGAATTAGCTTTACCTTATATTGTTACAATAGATTATGAATCACAACAAGTTTTATCTATTAGAAGAAATTGGAAAGAAGAAGATACATTAAGAAGAAAAAGAACTTACTTTATACACTATAAATATCTTCCTGGCTTAGGCTTCTATGGCTTTGGCCTTATTCAAATGATCGGCGGACTACAACACGCAAGTACTGGTGCTCTTAGAGCACTACTTGATTCTGCTGCCTTTGCCAACCTCAATGGAGGCTTTAGAGCTAAAGGAGCAAGAATAGAAGGTGGAGACATTACGGTCTCTCCTGGTGAGTGGGTTGAAGTTGAAGCATATGGTGATGATCTTAGAAAAAGTTTTATCCCTCTTCCTTTTAAGGAACCTTCACCGACATTACTTCAATTACTTGGAGTGCTTACTGAGTCAGGGAGACGTTTTGCTTCTATTGCAGATGCAATGATTGGTGATTCAGCTGGATCAGGTCCTGTTGGAACAACTGTTGCTTTAATAGAACAAGGATCAAAAGTATTTTCTGCTATTCATAAAAGAATACACCAAGCTCAAGGTAGAGAATTTAAATTAATCTATGAATTAAATGGAGAATATTTAGATGATGAATATTCATTTGAAGTAATAGGTGGAAGTCAAAAAATTAGAAGAAAAGATTTTACAAAAGCTATTAGTGTAGTTCCTGTATCTGATCCTAATATATTCTCTCAAGCTCAAAGAATAGCTTTAGCTCAAACTGGTTTACAATTAGCACAAGCTTCTCCTGATATAATAGATGTTAAAGAAGCTACAAGAAGATTTTTACAAGCTCTTAATATACCAGATTATATGGATTTAATGATTGAAGATGAAGATACGCCTAGACGTGATCCAGTATCAGAGAATATGGCTGTGCTTAATAGTAAACCTATTCAAGTATTTGAAGATCAAGATCATCAAGCTCATATGCAAGTTCACGCTCAGTTTATGAATGATCCTAGATTTGGTGGAAATCCTGAAGCTAAAGAAAGATTATATCCACAAATGTTAGCTCATATGGGTCAACACATGGCTTTCTTATATCAACAACAAATGCAAGCATCTGTTCCTGAAGGTAACCCTGTTTCTTCTGGAGATTTTAATAGAGAATTAAATGATGAGCCATCACAAGAGATAAGTATAGAAGAAGAAAATAGAATAGCAGCTGCAGCAGCACAAGCTGCACAACAATTAATAGGATCTATGCCACTTTCTCCTGAACAAGAAAAAGAATCAAGAGAAGCTCAAAAAGATCAAGCTCAATTACAGTTAAAAGCAGAAGAATTAAATATTAGAAAAGCTAGATTTATGGAAGGTGTTAAACAAAGTGAAAAACAAAATGCTAGAAAAGATACTGAGACAAAAGCTAAAGTAGTAGAGATTGCAAGTAAAGTTGCAAAGGAAGATAATAAGAGAGATTAATGAGAGATCATAAATTATTAACTAGCTTTTCAAAAAATCAACAAAAAAAAAATAAAGAAATGGAATTATTTAAAAATCTTAAAAAAGAAGTTGAAACTGGAGCTAATGGAACTCAATCTTATATAATAAAAAAAGGTATTAATAAAAATAAACTAGCAACGAAAGATATTAATGGCGGTTAAACCTGAAGAAGTAAGACAAGCTAAAAAGTTTTTAGAAAATAAAAAAATTTCTATTAAAAAAGTTAAACCTCATCTATTTGCAATTGCTTCAAATAGTTTAAGAAAAAATTTTAATGAAACATTAGATTTCTTTAAGAAAGGAACAAGTGGAACGACTGATTCAAGCGATTAAGAAAAATATTAAAGATCATAAACAAGAATTATCACAAAATTTATTAAGTAAAGGTGTAGAAAATATATCTGAATTCAAACGTGTCTACGGATACGGACAAGGTTTAGATAAAGCTTTTCAAATAATAAATGAAACAATCGAAAAATATAAAAAAGGAGATATAGAAGATGAATAGTAATGAAGCATGGGCAACGGATAATGATATACCTACACCTGAAAAAATACCACAACCGGTAGGATATAGAATATTACTTAGACCTAGAGGAGCAGTAGTAAAAACTAAAGGTGGAATAATTTTATCAGATTCTTCACAAGATAATCAAGCTTACTTAAATAGTGTAGGACAAGTGATTGCTATGGGACCAGAATGTTATAGCGATAGAAAAAGTCCTTGGTGTAAAGTAGGAGATTGGGTTATTTTTGGTAGATATGCAGGAGCAAGAGTTTCTGTACAAAAAGTAAAAATGGTGTTATTAAATGATGATGAGATTATTGCAACTTTGGAAAATCCAGAAGTAGTAACTCAACAACTGTAACATACATTAACGAAAGTTAATGCCAACATAGGAGAAACTATGATAGACGAAAAAGAAAATAAGAATGAAGAATTAGAAGTTAATCTTGAAGAAGTTGAAACAGAGAAAGAGGTCAATGTACCTTTAAATCCGTTAGAAAAACTTCAACAAATGCAAGAAGAACCTTCTAAAAATGAAGATAAATCTTTTGAGAACGAAAGAGAGATTAAGCTTGAAGAGAAAAAAGATGAAAAAGCACCAGCTTATTCAGATGACATGCCTTATTCTGTTAAAGTTCGTAAAAGAATCCAAAAAGAAGTAGCCAAAAGAGCAGAAGCAGAACAAAGAAGTGTTGAACTAGAAGAAAAACTAGCAGCAATGGAAAAAAGAACTTATGATATAGCTAATAAATCGTTAGGTAATCAGCTTTCTAGTGTTTCTAATCAACTTAAATCAGCAATTGAAGAAGGTAATACTGACGAACAAGTAAAATTGTATGAAAGTATGGCAGAAATTCGTAGTCAAATGACTAAAACAGAAGATTATGCTGCAAGAGTACCTCAAAAAACTGAAAAGTCTGAAAAAAAAGCTCCACCTTTGGCAACAGAGTGGGTTAAAGAAAATTCAAAATGGTTTAATAAGCCTGGTTATAGAAAAGAAACAGCTATGGCTTATGGAATTGATGCTGAATTAACAGAAGAAGGTTGGGATGTGCACGATCCTGGATATTATGATGAGATGACTAAAAGACTTAAAGCAAGTGGTCTTTCTTATTTTAATAAATCAGAAGAAAACACTTCCAAAGCTGAAGAAAATGTTGTACAAAAAAACAATAGAGTGCAATCTCCTGTTGCTGGAGTTTCTCGTAAAAAAGGAACAACTGGTAATAGAGTTAAACTAACCTCTGACGATTTATCAACTGCTAAAACTTTTGGTATAGACATCAGTGATGAAGTGGCACTAAAACGATTTGCTAAAGAAGTAAAAAGCTTTAGCGACACAGGACAATAGAAAGGAGCCTGACATTATGAACAAAGATAATAAAATAAAAAATGAAACTAGAGTAGAAAAATCTACACTAGCTTCAAAATGGCGACCGAGTAACTTATTAGAAGCGCCTGAACCAAGACCTGGTTATGCTCAACGTTGGGTAGCAACTATGGTATTAGGACAGGAAACGCCTACGAATGTAGCTAAACGGTTGAGAGAAGGTTGGCAACCAAGAGACATTAAAAGTGTCAAAGATGGTCAACATTTTCCAACGATAGAACATGGCAAATTCGCTGGGCATATTGGAATAGAAGGAATGGTACTTTGTGAAATGCCTGAAGAAATGGTTAATCAAAGAAATGATTACTATGCTCAAATGACTAACAATTTAATGCAGTCAGTTGAACAGGACATGAACAGAGCTGAAACACCAGGCCAACCTATCCAAAGGTCTTTTAAATCTAGAGTTAGTTCGGACGGCAATTAACAACTAACAAAGGTAAATAAAAATGGCAAATGTAAATGCACCAAATGGTTTCGTACCATTAAGACATTTAACAGGCGGTGTTATTAGAGCCAATGAGTATGCAATTGCAAACGGCTATGCAGCCAATCTTGCAAGTGGAGACCTCGTTACTTTGGCAACCGATGGAACAGTTGTAAGAGGCACAGCGGGCGGAACAGCTCTTGGTGTTTTTTATGGCGTTGAATACATTGATAATGACACTGGTGATGTTAAATTTAAAAAAGTTTGGAGTAATGCCACAGCTGTTAAATCGGGAACTCCGATTAAAGCATATGTGTATGACGATCCAAATATCACTTACGCAGTCCAAACTAACGGCGTATTCGCAACAGCAAATGTTGGTGAATTAGCTAATGTTACAATTGGAACGTATAACTCAACCTACGGACATTCAACTGATGAATTAGATATCGCAACTCTTGCAACTACTGCAAAAGTTTTGAGAATACTAAGATTAATTGATTATCCTGATAATGCGGCAGGCGCTGATGCATCTGTAGAAGTAGTAATAAATCTATCTCTATATGGTACTCAGAATGCTGGCGTTTAACCTTAACAATAGGAGTTAAAAATGGCTTTAAACAGAGCACTTTTTACCAAACAGCTCAATCTAGGTTTAAACACCGTGTTTGGTATGGAATACGATAGATATCCAGAACAATGGAGATCATTATATTCTACAGAGCAATCAATGAAAGCATTCGAAGAAGATGTACAAATGATCGGATTCGGTGCTGCACCTACTAAAGCTGAAGGTGCCATGATCAATTATGATTCTGGCAGAGAAGGCTTTGTCTCAAGATATGTGCATGAAACTGTCGCTTTAGCTTTTGCGATTACAGAAGAAGCTGAAGAAGATGGCTTGTACGGTTCTCTAGGCGCTAAATACGCAAGAGCACTAGCAAGATCAATGCAACAAACTAAAGAGATCAAAGGTGCAAATATCTTTAATAATGCAACTACTACTTCAACTGGAGGAGACGGCGTAGCTTTAATGAACGGCTCTCACCCACTTGGTGGCGGTGGTACAGCATCTAACATCCTAGGCACACCTGCGGATTTATCTGAAACGTCTTTAGAGACACTTTTAGTTCAAATCTCAACTGCTGTAGATGATAGAAGCATACCTGTTGCGTTATCTGGAAGAAAACTTGCAGTTCCACCTCAATTGGTGTTCGTTGCAGAAAGAATTATCAAGTCTAATTTAAGACCTGGTACTGCTGACAATGATATCAATGCAATGAGAAATATGGGTATGATACCTGAAGGTGTAGTAGTGAATCAAAGATTTACTAACCCTGATCAGTATTTTATCCTAACTGATTGCCCAGATGGAATGAAACACTTCGTTAGATCACCAATCAAAAAAGCTGTTGAAGGCGATTTTGAAACTGGTAACCTAAGATACAAGTGCAGAGAAAGATACAGCTTCGGTTTTACAGACTGGAGAGGTGTATATGGATCTGAAGGCGTAGCATAATAATAAACAATTACTAGGCGTAGCAATACGCCTAGTAGTTTTAAATTAACCCAAACGACTGCGAAAGCAGACTACTAAGGAGGTAGACATATGGGAACAACAACATTTTCGGGACCGATAAAAGCGGGAACGATATCACAAACAACAGGAACAGCACTTGGCGATAGTATAAAAAATACTGGTCAAGTATTAATGGCACAATCAGTAATAGTTGATATTATTGGTGCTTCACATTTAAATCAAGTATGTGCAGTAGTTCCAGCAAACTCACAAATAGTTGACGTTATAGTTAATGTAACTACAGTGAATAATGATACTGGTGCAGCAACTGTTTCAGTAGGAACAGTAGCAGATGCAGATGCTTTTATAGCTACACTTAATGTTAAAGCTTTAGCAACTACTCATGGTACTTTAGATACAGAAGCAACTAATGTTGGTACAACTGATATACAAGTATTAGCAGATTTTACAGGTGCTAATGGCGATGGTACAACTGGTGCAGCAACAGTAACTGTTATGTATTTACAAAATAATTCTATTGCAGTGGCAGCAGATTTATAATAAATAATTAATTAGAGGGCCTTCGGGCCCTCATTTAAAATATGGAATTTAATTTAGACTTTTTAAGAAAAACAGGTGAAGCTCTTTCTTCTTTTGGAAAAGATAAAGAAGATAAAGATACTGATATAATTAGAGTTGAAGATTTAGAAAAAAAAAATCCAGCTACCGAAATGGTTGAAACTGGAGATGCTTCTGAAGCTGAAAAAATTTATCAAGAAGATAAAGGAAAAATAGTTGAAAAAAAGAAAGAAGATACAGAAGATAGTTTAGAAAAAAAATTAGCTAATATAGAAAAAGTTATTGATAAATTTGGTGGATCTCAAACTCTTCCAACTGGTCAATTACAAAGTAGTAGTATTAATGATAATATAAATCAAAGACCTTTAGATATGGGAAATGTTCAAGCTAAAGCAGCACTGGCTGAATATTTAAAACCTTCTACTGTACCTAATGACAGAATTGCTTTACTATATGAAGACTTAAAAAAATATAACCTAATTTAGGAGAAATAAATGGCAGGATCAGACATAAATGTTGTAAGTAAAAATAAAGCAGCATTATCTAATGTAGCTTCAAATGTTGCCACTACAGTTACTGTATTTGGAGGACCAACGAGATTAAAAGGTTTTATTATTGAACCTACTGATGCTCCAGGCACTCTTACATGGAAAGATGGTGGAACAGATATATTTGATATTGAAACAGGTAATGCAGCTGCAGGTGCTTCAACAGTACAAATTAATTTACCAGCAGAAGGTATAAAATTTAAAACAAGTTTACAAGTTTCATCTACTATTGCGGGTGCTAATGTATCTACTACAAATGGTGTAACAGCATTTTTTGCATAATGGAGAAATATGGCTTTATCAGGAACTTCAAATTTTACTTTAACAGTAAATGATGTAATACAAGAAGCTTATGACAGAATAGGCGGTGATCCTATTTTAGGTTATGATGTAAGGTCCGCTAGACGTAGTATGAATATTATGTTTAGTGATTGGGCTAACAGAGGTTATAACCAATGGACTGTAGAATATAAAACTTTAGCTATTACTACTGGAACTACAGAATATACTTTAGATTATGATACGGTAGATATCATTAATGCAAATATTCAAATAAGTGATGGAAGTGAATATGCAATGACAGCACTAGGTCTTAATGATTATGCTGCTATTTCAAATAAAACTACTCAAGCTAGACCTACACAATATTATTTACAAAGATTAAATACTCCTGTACTTAAAATTTATCCAGCTCCAGATACTAATTATACTATTACTTATTATCGTATGAGAAAAATAGAAGATATTACAGCTTCTACAGTCAGTGGAGTAGAACAAAACATTGATGTGCCATTTAGAGCTTTCGAGTGTATGTGCGCAGGACTTGCTTATTATCTTTCTAAAAAAAGAACAGGTATAACTGCTCAAACTCAACAAATATTAAAAGTGGATTATGAAGAAGCTTATCAAAGATTAATTGCTGGTGATGATACTCCTTCAACTAGAATTATACCAGCAACAGGCAACAGCTTTTATTCATAATGGCTAGAGTTCCAGCAAGTACTAAACCTCATAGAGCACCTTCAGCAAAATTTGCAGGTGGAAAATATGCACAAGCAATATCTGATAGATCAGGTATGGCATTTCCATATCAAGAAATGGTATTTGAATGGACTGGTATGTTTGTTCATACTTCAGAGTGGGAACCTAAACAACCTCAATTAGATTTAATTTATTTTACTGATGCACAAACTTTACAAAATGCTAGACCTCAAGCAAGTATAAGTGCAACAGAGGCTGCAAGAACTGGTGGAGGATTACCAGGATCTCAAACAGGTGGTGTTCCTAATCAAGTAACTGTTTTACCTGGATTTGAAAATACATCAGGACAATCTGTTTATGTTGGAGTTGCAACTATTTCAACTTCTTGGTATACTAACAACACAAATTTGTTACAGATAGGATTAGGAAGTGTTACTGTTGTAACATGATAAAAAATAAAAAATTAAAAGTAATGATTGGAACACCTTGCTATGGTGGTCAATTAACAGAAGCTTATTTACATGGAATAATGGATTTAACGAGAGTAGCTGCTCAAAATAATTTTCAAGTTCAATTAAATACTATAGGTAATGAAAGTTTAATTACAAGAGCTAGAAATACTATAGTGAGTCAGTTTTTAGACGCTGATAAAGAAGATGATAGTCTTACTCATTTAATGTTTATCGATGCAGATATAGGATTTAGAGGAGAAGCTGTAAGACGTGTTTTAGAATCAAGTTATGATATAGCTTGCGGAATATATCCTAGAAAAACTATTGAATGGGATAAAATTCCTGACTTAATTAAAACAAGTGATAAAAATTTAGAACAAAGAGCTTTAGGTTATAATTTAAATTTTGCAGATCCTAATAAAATTGAATTAACTGGCGGTTTTACTGAAGTAATGGATGCTGCAACTGGCTTTATGTGTATTAAAAAAGAAGTTTTTTATCAAATGAAAGAAGCTTATTCTAATCTTAAATATACTAGTGATCAAATAGTTAATGGAAAAAAATATGGTAGTGATAACTGTTATGCATTTTTTGACTGTATTATTGATGAAAAAAGTAATAGATATCTATCAGAGGATTATGCTTTTTGTAGATTATGGCAAAAAATAGGTGGTAAGATACATGCTGATCTTCAAAGTCCTTTAACGCACTATGGAACTTATCCATTTGCAGGACACGTTTGGACTAAATTTAAAGTTGATGAGGTAATAAAAGATGGCAATGACATACAGCAGTCTAAAAACTGATATACAAACATGGGCTGAAAATACAGGAACAGATTTTACTAACCAATTAGATACTTTTATAGATAATACTTTTGATTCTTTATCAAGAGATATAGACCCTATTGGATTTAATGAAAATGTAACTACTACAGCAGTAGCTGGAGATAGATTTGTAAATCTTCCTACTTCTATTGAGCCTATGTTATTTAATTATTTAACTATTACAGTAGGATCTAACGTAAGTTATTTAGAAATGAAAACTTTAGCTTTTTGTCAAGAATATTGGCCTAATATATCACTTCAAGGTCAACCTAAATATTTTGCTAATTTTGATGATAATCGAGTATATCTAGCTCCTACTCCAGATCAAGCTTATACTTTAAAATTAGGATATCAAGGAAGAATTAATCCATTATCTAATACTAATACTACTAACTGGTACACTGAAAATATTTCAGATGTTTTATTATTTGGCTGTTTAGCTCAAGCAAATCTCTTTACAAAGAACCTAGAAGATTATACTATATATACAAATTTGTATAATACAAGAGTTGCTACTGTTAACAATGAAGCCCGTAGAAGAAGAAGAACGGACTATAAGTTTCCTGGTAGCCCTGTTGGTACAAACACATTAACTGGAGGACAATAATATGGCAATACAACAAGCGATTTGCACAGTATTCAAACAAGACTTGATGTCGCCTGGTGGAAACCTTGCTGCTCAAACTCTTAAATGTGCACTATATACTAATGCGGCAACTTTAGATGCAACAACATCTGTTTATATAACAGGTAATGAAGTATCTGATTCAGGAACTAATTACACTATTGGTGGAAATACATTAACTAATGTAGCCATTACTGTAGATGGAACTACTGCAATTTTTGATGCTGATAATGTTACATTTCCAAATGCAACTATATCTGCTCAAGCTGCTTTACTGTACAATAATTCTAATGCTAATGCTGCAATTGCAGTTTTAGATTTTGGAGGAGTTAAAACTTCTACAAACGGAACTTTTGAATTACAGTTTCCAACTGCTAACGCATCTGCTGGCCTAATTAGAATAGCATAAGGAGAAATTCCTTATGAGTGCTAGTGTAGGTTATGGTAGACTTGGTTGGAATGTAGGTGCGTGGAATACATCTCCAGATACAGCAGCCGTTATAACTGGTCAACTAATTCAATCTGAATTAAATTTTGGTGAAGGTTGGGGTAGAGAATCATGGAGTGAAGGGGCTTGGAATAGTTCTATCGGATTAGTACTTGTAGGTACTGGTGTAATATTTTCTACTACTGGTCAACAAACAACTATTTCTTTAGCCAATGTAACTACTACAGCTGCTACTATAAATTCTATTACTGGTGAAGAACTAAATATTTCTTTATCTAATGTAATTACTACAGCAGATACTACCAATCTTATTACAGGTCAACAAGCAACAGGAACTATTGGAACTTATTCAATAGCAGCTGATGGAACTATGACTATTGTAGTTCCTGAATTTACAATAAATACTGCTATAGGTACAACTTTAACAGGAACTGCTAATTCGATAGATATTAATGGTCAAAGTATAACATCTTTTTTATCTAATATTGTAACAGACACTGAAAACTTTATTCCAATCACTGGAATTAATACTAATGCTAATGTAAGCTCTATAACAATTTCTACTTCAGGATTTTTCTCTATGACTGGTCAAGAAATAACAATAGATTTAGCTACAATAATTCCTAATTCTAATAATAATATAAGTATGACAGGTATTCAAGCTACTGTAATACCAGTAGATTTAAGATTTTGGGATCCAATAGTTGATGATAATACTGAAACTTGGACAAATATTTAGTGTACAAATAAGTACAAATATATATTATTTACATAAATAAATTTATAAGATATAAATAACTATGGCTTCAACTTATACATCAAGATTAAAATTAGAAAGACAAGCTTCCGGAGAAAACTCAGGTAACTGGGGTAATCTTGTAAACTATGTTTTAAACAGAATTGACAGTACAGTAAGAGGATATGTTGCAGCAAGTGTTGCTGGTTCTGCTAATGTAACTTTAACATCTAATACTTCTACTACTAATACTGATGATTCAACTACTGATGATCAAGTTCACAATAAAGTAATAGAATTTACTGGTGCTTTAACAGGTTCTATTTATGTATTTACAGATGCTGTAGAAGGTGATTATACATTATTTAATAATACAACTGGTTCTCATACTTTAACTTTTGCAAATACAGGTCATGCTGCTAATGGTGTAGTTATTACCCAAGGTACTAAATCAATAGTATATACAGATGGCTCTACTATTTATGATGTAGGTGCTGATTTAGGTGCTGTTGGATCAAGTTCTTTAACAGTTGCTGGTTCAGCTAATGTTGGTTCTTTAACTTCAACAGGTAATGTAAATTTATTAGCTGCCAGTTCTTTAGTATTACAAGATAGTTCTGGTGGAGAATTTGCTGCTTTAAAAGCAAGTGCAACTACAACAAGTTATACTTTAACTTTACCAGCAGCAACAGGTACAGCAGATCAAGTTCTAACAACTAATGGTTCAGGGGTTTTATCTTTCGTAGATAATACAGGTGGCACAGATTGGCAAGCAGTTAAAACTACAACTTACACAGCAGCAGCAGGTGAAGGTGTATTTGCAGACACATCAGGCGGTGCGTGGACTCTAACTCTACCAGCATCTCCAACAATTGGTGACGAAGTAGCATTTATAGATTACGCAGGAACATTTGATACAAATAATTTAACAATTGGAAGAAATTCAGAAAATATTCAAGGCTCTGCAGCTGACTTAACAGTTTCAACTGAAAGGGCAGCTAACACTTTAGTGTATACAGACGGAACACAAGGTTGGCTGTTAAAGGTTAAATAATGGCTGAGTACAGAGAGATCCAAGGAGCGGCTGTTCAGTCGCTGGCATCGAGTACAGGTACGATTGAAGGTCAGATTTGGTACGACAATGTTAATGGTGCTTTTAAGTTACAAACATTTTTATCAGCCTCTTGGGCTAGTGGTGGGAATATGCCATACACTGGATATACTAACGCTGGTGCTGGTACATTAACTGCTGGGCTAAGTTGGGGAGGTTCTTTTCCTACAACCAACACTACAGCAGAATATAATGGCTCTACTTGGACAACTGGTGGAGCATACCCTGTAGCTATAGCAAATCATGGTGGAACAGGTTCACAAACAGCAGCTTTATCTGTTACTGGAATGGATCCAGGTGCTCCGCCAGCACGAAGTGATGCTTTTGAGTATAATGGAACTAGTTGGGAAAGTCCAACATCAGTAGGAAGACAAGGTTTTGGTATGAAAGTTTTAGGAACTCAAACATCAGCCGTTGCTACAGGTGGTGGTTCTTTTCCAGGTCCTACCTATAATACTAATGACACAGAATTATATGATGGTTCTAGTTGGACAGCTGGAAATCCTTTT